CAAATACTGCGATGTCATTATTCAAAGATGGGAAGACTTCACTGGCAAGAAAGCGGAGTTATCTGATGGCTGAAAAAACAGAGAAGAATCCAAAAGGGTCTGGTAGAAAAAGAATAGTTATCAAGCCTGAGACTGTAGAACAATTAGCAGCTCAAGGTCTTGGGCCAGTTCAAATAGCGAGAGCGCTGGGTGTGTCCTGGGGAGTTATTGATCGCAACAGGAAACGATCTAAAGAGTTTAATGAGGCACTAGAGAATGGTCGAGCCAAAGGACTAGCAAAGGTGACTAATTCTTTGTTTAAGTCTGCTAATGACGGGAACGTGACAGCACAAATATTCTATCTAAAGAATAGAGACGAGAGGAACTGGAAAGATCGAGCGAACATTGACACAAATCATCAAATAAGTCTGGGCGACATAATACAAACAGCTAAAAAAAGGCTGATAGATGTTACTCCAGAGCCAAAAAGACTCAATAAAACAACGGTTAGTAATGTTAAAAAGGTTGAGGATGTTAAGTAGTCAAACCCACTTAAATCCTTTTAATAACAAAAACATAGGCTTGTTATGTTCTATCGTATTTAGTGATTTTATATACACTTTAAAGGGGGAGCGACAGTTCAAACCACAACCAAACCAGTTCAGGAACCGAAAAAACTGGGTTCGAGTTTGGGCGCGTTCCAGTTGGAAAACCCAAACGAAAACCCTGGATCGAACCAGGAAGTTCCTGTTTCGGTTGTTTCATGGCCCTGAAACGCCCATAAACATTGACTCGTTCCACTCCTACCGAAGGAGTGGCACGTTCAAATGGCCCGCATTTGCCGAAATCGCTGGAAAAAAATCGGATTTTGGCCCCCCTCGATTTCTGCGGCGGGGGGTTTGTTTTTGTAACGGGGTAACTAAAATTTTGTAATTTTTTTTAAATTTTTTTATGGCAAAACTAAAAGTAACACCATTAACTCTTAAGGTTGCTAACACCTATGTCAGCGAACACCATCGACACAACAAAGCGTGTCAAGGCCATCGTTTCTCCATTGGCGCGTTGGATGAGCAAGGAAACCTTGTTGGTGTTGCCATCATTGGTCGCCCTGTTTCAAGAATGTTAGATGATGGATTGACCGCTGAAGTCAATCGGGTTTGTGTTGTTGATCCTAGCCCAAAAAACGTCTGCTCGTTTTTATATGCTAGAGCATGGCGTATTTGGCAACAAATGGGTGGCGAAAGGATGATTACTTACACTCTACAATCTGAATCAGGGTCTAGTCTCAAAGGCGCTGGTTGGAAAATAGTTGGCAAGACCAAAAAAAATGATTTTTGGACATCAAGAAAACCAGAACACAAAGGTTATGTTCAGTTTAGGGAAGATCAGGAGGTCGATGGACAGCTCAAACTTAGATGGGAGGCACAATGAAATACACAGCAAAACAAGAAGAAGAATTGATGACCGATGTGTGGTCACTCAACATCAAAGATGATCCATTAAACTTTGTCAGATACATCTTCCCCTGGAATCAGGAAGGAACCCCCCTTGCCGACTTTTCTGGCCCCAGGAGGTGGCAAGAAAAAATTTTAAGAGATATTGGCAACCATATTCGCAAGAATGAAACGATGGACTTGCCAGAGATGTATCGCCTGGCAGTAGCCAGCGGTCGAGGCATTGGTAAATCGGCATTAGTGGCTTGGCTTATCTTGTGGATGCTATCAACCAGGCTTGGCTCAACCATCATAGTAACAGCGAACACAGAACAGCAATTACGATCAAGAACCTGGGCAGAGCTTGGCAAATGGCTGACATTGGCCATAAACGGCCACTGGTTTGTGAAAACCGCTACCTCATTAAAGCCGCAACAATGGTATGAAGAACTGTTGATTAGTGATTTAAAAATAGACACCGGCTATTATTATGCTCAAGCCCAACTATGGTCGGAAGAAAACCCGGATGCGTTCGCTGGGGTTCATTCTTCAGCAGGTGTTTGTTTGATTATGGATGAGGCAAGCGGCATACCCTCCCCGATCTATTCTGTGTCAGAGGGCTTTTTTACTGAGCCAACCAAGAATCGTTTTTGGTTCTCGTTTTCAAATCCACGAAGAAACTCTGGCCCTTTTTATGATTCGTTCCACTCCAAACGATCCTTTTGGAATACCGAACAAATAGACTCAAGAGAGGTTGAGGAAACCGATAAGCAATTATTTCAAAGAATGTTGGAACAATACGGAGAGGACTCAACAGTTGCCAGGGTTGAGGTGTTGGGTCAATTTCCCAATGTTGATGATGATACGGTTATTCCAATCGAACTAGCTCGTGCAGCGGTAGATCGTGATGTGTCCTTAACCGCCTCCGAGCCTATTGTATGGGGCTTGGACATTGCGAGATTTGGCCCCGACCAATCTGCGCTTTGTATAAGACAGGGCAATACCGTGTTTGAGATCAAGACATTCAAGTCTATGGATTTGATGCAGCTGTGTGGGGCGATCAAGAATATTTATGACTCGGCCACAGAGATTAATAAACCCTCTGAAATATTGGTTGATGTCATTGGTCTAGGCTCCGGTGTGGTGGATCGACTAGCCGAACAAGGATTGCCGGTGCGTGGTATTAATGTTGCAGAATCACCAGCGAGCAAAAAGAATTATTTAAACCTAAGAGCCGAGTTATGGTTCTCGATTAAGGATTGGTTGACCAGGAGAGATTGTCGATTACCCAGTGATGATGAGTTGATTGCAGAGCTGGTCAGTCCGATGTATTCCTACACATCTTCGGGAAAAATCAAGATTGAGGCTAAAGAAGCTATGAAAAAACGTGGTATAAAATCACCCGATAAAGCAGACGCACTAGCACTCACCATGGCCTCCTCTGCTGCATCCTTTGGTGGCAATTTTTCGTCAATGGGTTATACTTTTCGGAAGCCCCTTAAATCCAAAATTATCAGAGTCGGGTAACAACAAATGAAAAATACAAATAGCAAAGGTTTGTCTTACGAGGATGAGGATGAACTTGTAAGCGAGTCTACTACCGATGCAGCTGACAAAGAAAAACTGTCAGGTGTTATCAAAGCACACATGGAGGATGCTGCCGATTTTATACAACAAATCGATGCAGACCGAGCTGAGGCTACCAACTATTATTTAGGTAAAAAACCAGGATCAACATCAAGTCTGCAATCAGAGTTTATTGATACCTCTGTCAGAGACACAGTGCTGTTTATGCTGCCCCAGATCATGCGCGTATTCTTTGGCACTAAAAAAGTGGTTGAGTTCGTGCCGCACTCCACAGAGGACATTCCGGTTGCCGAACAACAAACCAACTATATTAATTATCTTTTACTGGAGAAGAATCCAGGCTTTAAGGTTTTATATGATGCCTTTAAAGACGCATTGGTCAGGAAAACAGGATTTGTCAAAGCCTATTGGGATGACTCCATTACGGCCACCACCCACGAATACAGCGACCTTGCGCCAGAGGCATATATGGCCTTGGTTATGGATGATAATGTCGAGATTGTTTCCGAGGAAGCAACAATGACAAGCACCACTATTCTTGATGAGTTTACCGGCGAGGAGATTACTCAGGAACAGCCTATAAGTTATGATTTGGTGATTCGCAGAATTAAACCAAAAGACCAGGTTGTTATTGAGTCTGTGCCTCCCGAAGAAGTGTTGATTGATAGAAACGCAAGAGACCTAAATACCGCTGCTTATGTGGCCCACAGGATGATTAAAACTGTGAGCGATTTAGTGGCTATGGGCTACGCACAAGATGATGTTGAGGAGTTTGCCGGTTCTGGTAATTCTCTTGACGATGATACTTTTGCCTCAGAGGAGGCAAGAAGCCCGGTTGATACGTTGGGCTATCCTGACACTGATGATAAGAATGTTTTATATGTAGAGCATTATTTGTTCTACGACCTAGATGGCGATGGCATCGCAGAGCGCATCCGTGTCACAACCTGTGGAAATGGGCTTGACATTGTTCATTGCGGGCCATGGGAAGAATTACCCCTCACCTTATTTTCTCCCGACCCCGAACCCCATACCTCCGTGGGAAGTTGCCCCGCAGACTATTTGATGCCTATTCAAGCGGCTAAGTCTCAGATCATGCGAGATACCCTTGATTCTCTTGGCCACGCCATCTTCCCTCGTCTTGTAATTCAAGAAGGAAACGTAAATATTGACGATGTATTAAATACTGATATTGGACAACCTATCAGGGTTCGCGCCCCAGGTGCGGTGCAACCACTGACCATACCGTTTGTAGGGCGTGAGGCATTTCCTGTTTTAAATTATTTAGATGAATCAAAAGAAAATCGTAGTGGAGTTTCAAAGGCAGCTGCCGGGCTTAACGCTGACGCACTTCAATCCTCCACCAAAGCCGCGGTAGCTGCTACGATTAGTGGCGCAACAGGCAGAATTGAACTAATTTGCAGACATTTTGCCGAAGGTGGCATGAAATCCCTGTTTAAATTGGTCAACAACCTGGTTATTAAAAACCAAGATAAAGAGGCTGTTTTTAGGCTAAACAACGAGTTTATTGCTGTTGACCCCAGATATTGGGATGCTGACAAAGACATGGTTGTAAATGTTGCCATATCTAAGTCAAGTGATGAAGAAAAAATGCAAGTCTTGGCTCAAGTGGCAACCAAACAAGAACAAATCTTACAAACACTGGGGCCACAAAACCCGATGGTTTCCTTGGGTCAATATGCTAACACTCTTGGCAAAATTGTAGAGCTTGCCGGATTTAAAGACGTGAGCGCGTTTGTGACTACAGACATTCCACCGATGCCACCACAGCAACAACCTGAGAAACCTGATCCAGCTGAATTATTGGCAATGGCCGAGATTCAAAAAGCTGAGGCTGAAACACAAAAGGTTATGGTTCAGGCACAAAGGGATGTGGTTGATGCTGAGACTGATCGCATGAAAATTATTATGGAAGATGACTTTAAACGCGATGAGGCAGAGGCAGATATTAGGGTTAAAGCTGCCGAGCTTTATGCCAAATATGGAACACAGGTTGATATTGCTTCAATTAACGCATTAATGGAACGCGATAGAGAAGTGTTGAGACAGGTCGCCAAAACACAAGCACAAGGATTGTTCACAAATGGAAGCGGAACAGGATAAATATTTTGACCTTGAATTTCTTGAAGGAGATCGTGTTTATACCGCACAAGGAATAAAGGCCAAAGACATAGAACACGCAAAAGAACTAGTAATGGCTTTTTTGGCTGATGTTTTAACCGAAGATTCAGAGCTGGTTTCCCATGAGGAAACCACTATCCACTAATGCCAATTAAAAAAGTAAAAGGCGGTTGGAAATGGGGAAGTAAAGGCAAAACCCATAAAACCAAAGCGGCAGCAAAACGACAAGCAAAAGCTATTTATACAAGCGGCTATAAAAAGAAAAAATAAATGGGCTTTCCGTTTGAAATTATAACGATGCTTGGATCAACATTGTTGAGTGGTTTATTAACAGTTTGGGCTGAAAGTAGGAGAGCAAAACAAGAGGCTCAAAAACTTTTAATCGCTAGAGGCAAGTTTCAAATGCAAGCGATAGCTCAAGCAAGAAACTATGAAAATGTTGGCTTTCAGTGGACTAGAAGAATTATTGCTCTAATTTCTGTTTTTGCGATTGTGTTGTTGCCAAAGTTGGTTGCTGTTTTTTATCCAGATGTTGACGTTACTGTCGGCTACACAAACTGGCGACCCGGCTTTATGTTTTTTAGAGAAGGCAGAGAGATTTGGCAATGGGTAACTTTTCAAGGGTTGGTAATAACCCAGTTAGATACAAATTTAGTGTCAGCGATTATTGGAATGTATTTCGGTGGCAGTTTGGTTAGAAGATATTGAGAGACTTATTAAAAAGAACAATAAGAAACTTATTTGAAGTGTTATTTGTGCTGATGGTATTAATGATAATAGGTTCAAGTTTGTTTTTATTAATAAATTTTATAGAAATTGTAGTAATAAAATGAGCAACGCTTTAAAAATAGTTGATTTGAATAAGAACTTTGTCTACACGCCAGACAAAGGTGATCGCTGGCGCATAATGAAAAAACCGCCATATAAGGGTGACTGTGAAGATTATGCCCTGACTGTTTTGTATAACATGAAAGGCAGAAGCATTATAAGAATGTTTTTAAGCCTGATTAAAAGACAGTCAAAAATCAGGCATTGTAAAGTCAATGGTAATCGCCATGCGGTGTTGAAATATAAAGGCAAATACATCGACAACATCCAGCGTGATTGGGTTAAAAAGAAAGAAATGAAAGCCAAGGGTTATCGGTTTCATGGGTTTCATTATTTGCCTTATGTTGTAGCTCTAAAACTGATAAAAGGGGCTTTATTTTAAAGATAAAAAAAAGAGGCATTTATGGAACTAAACAGTTTAATTTTTTGGAACGCAATTCTTTCACTTGTTTATGCGCCTCTTGTTTATATGATTAGAACCAACCTCCAGGAAATTAAACGTCTTGATGTTTTGATTAACAAAACCAGAGAAGAAATACCAAGATTTTATGTAACCAAAGCTGATTTGCATACTGATCTCAACAGGCTATTTATTCGCCTGGACAAGATAGAAGATAAAATTGACAAACTAGCAGAGAACCAGTGAAAGCAACAAACAAACACAGCCTTGATCTTTTAATACGAAAGATTGGTGAT